GGCGGGGGTTTTGATGTTGATCTCAGAGTCTCCCACAAAGTCGTCTTTGTGTTTGACACCACCTATTATAAGTTGAAGTGCGCTGACTGGCAAGTCATCAAACCCTCTATCAACTAAGGACTGAGATCCTTCCAGAGTTTTCTGGTGATCCCAATCCTGTGGATGTTTCTTTAGTTGCTGAATGACTTTAGATACGTTGATTCCAGTCTTTAAAATCTTAATCATGCTCTAGTAAAATTAAAATTTACCACTACTCTAACCTGACCGTTTGTGCAAGTGACTCCAGAGTGGGGTAAATTCGAGTCAAAAATTACCATTCTATTAGCTACACTTTTTACATTAGATCCCCCTTTAAATCTAGTATACCCATTACAAGTGTTAATATAAAAAATAGCAGTAAGCATATCTTTTATATCAATATGGTGTTGAGATTTTCTATGAAATACCGTTCTCTGAGTAAGGTTAGCTTTAATTCTATTGAGACCATGACATTTCAATTTTTGAATGCATGGCATCCACAAATCAAAGAGTGGTGAACTTTTACCATTCCATGGAGGAGCAGTATTATAAAATACATGTGTGAACTGACATTTTCCATCCCCTTCATAAACAACATAGGGGTTGAAATACCAAGGCATCAAATCTCCCATCAAGGTTCTTTCAATACCTTTAAATTGATTGTTTGGCAAAAAATCATCAATTACTTCAACATCCATAACTAAATTCTTCTCTAGCAATCTTATCCAGTTTCTCCATCACCTCAGGTGTGAAGTATGTTTCTGGATCTTTAAGAATTGCTTTGGCATAGACTTTCTTGCCGTCTATCTCATAACGACCTGCCACATTTTTCCAGAGACCACCAATCTCTCCCAGTTCAAGAAGACCGTAATATCGATCAAGACCACGCTCATCGTAATAAAGACGCACTGTAACATCTTTGTTCTCCTTACTTAAACGCGACTTTGCTGTCTTAGCTTTAATAAGATTGCCAACGACTTCTGTTCCATCCTTTTCTTTCTTTTTGCTGAGATAAATGATCGTAGACGCTGCATATTTGAGGCCGCTGCCTCCGCCCATTTCTTTGGTGGGAACGTATGATCCGATGACATCGTAGGTGTGGTTGGTAACGATTAGTGGGATGTTTGCCTGACCCAACTTGAGAGTGAGCATACGGAACGCACCTTTAACAAGTTGGGATTTGGTCATGTCCCTAACTTGCTTATCATCTAGTGCGTCACGAATTTCTTTCTCTGTGGAAAGCATACCTAGAGAGTCTAGCACAAACATACAAGGTCTGCGTTCGTCTTCTGGTTTCTTAAGGTATATATCCACTGCCTTCAAGGCTTTGGTCCTAAACTCTTCAATTGTAACAACATTTACAACAACCAGTCGCTCTAGGTCAATACCCCGACTTGCAATAAGAGACTTGTTAACAGCCGCTTCAGTATCAAAATATAGGCAATACCCGTCAGGATTAGCGTCAAGGAAATTTTTGACGACAGCGAGAGAGAAAAAAGTTTTTCCAGTAGAAGACTCCCCAGCGATGGCAGTAATCTTATTCCCAGATACACCACCAAATATACTCCCTGAAACAAGTCCGTTAAAAATGTACGAACCCGTGTCCACGTATTGTTCTGTGTCGTCGATGTCTCTTGCGAGTTTGGTGTAGTCATCTCCGATCTCTTTTACAATTTCTTTTAAAAAATCCATTAAATTACAAATCCAAATTCTTCACGGGCAATTTTCTTGTATGGACCACCAGGGTTGGCGTCACGAATCTCTTTGATTCTAGTCAGTTTCTGATAAAGAGCAGCATCACCACCCAGTCGCAATGCACTGACAATGGTAGCAAGTTCTTTATCGTTAATAGGGAGGTCCATTAGGAGAAAAATAGTTCTAGGTTTACAGTTTTTTCGACGCTCCAACCGATAGCGTCAAGGATCGCTTTTAGCGGTTCGACAAAGGACTTTTCAAATTGTAGGTCATAGTCGATGTACTTGTCAAGACCAAGTTCGCGTGGAAAATCTTGAATAAAAGAGATGATGTTTTCATGAATAATGTTTGGTTTCTTTAGATAACAGAATTTAATCTTTTCACCATTTTTGATTAAAGAATACTTATTAGTAAGTTTCTTCTCTTTGATGTAATGATTAAACAGAAGTGCACCACGACAATGAATAGGAGTTCCTTTAGCATAAATGTCAGAAGGAGATTTATATTTCTGAACATCAGAAACAGAGCGAGGAAAAGAAATCTGCTCTGGTGGCAGTGTCTTAAACTCTGCGCGAGACTTGTCAATGAAAGAAATCATATCATCCTCAGTTCCAGTCATCAGAATCTGAAACGCATCCTTGAGCATTTTGCGACAAGGTGCAGGAGTTGATGATTTAACAGACTCAATGCCCATCACTTTTAGTTTAGGTTCTGCATATGCAACTCCTTCACTATTCCATACATTAAGAATATATCGCTTCTTTGCAGTCCAGATACCACGGTCAGCAATATTCTCACGCTTCATTTGCATCTTCTGGTCATATGCCGAAACATACGTCGCCAAGTTCTGGTAGCATTGATCGATGTATGGTTCCAATTTGTCTTGACAGATCTTGTCAAGTAACTCCACAACTTTTGTTTTATCGCCAGACTTATTAGCAAAAAATTTATTAACAAGAGGTCCGAGATTAAGATATATCGAATCAGTGTCTGATGCGATAACATAATCTTCTTCGGTTGTAGACAACAGTTTATTTAGATAATCATTCATCTTCTGCTCAATCCAACGGATAGAGACTTGACCAGAAAGCGTAATCGCCTCCGCATTGGCCAGTTTATAGTACCTAAAATACTGATTACCGATAGCACCATAAGCAGAGTTGAGTGAAATCTTCTTAGCCATCTGGATATTATTACAGCGGGCGATCTCTTTCTCCAATGCTTTAGTTGGAGTCTTTTCATATTGCTGCTTTGCCTGAAGCATTCGCTTCTTGAAAATTACCCGCTCATTATACATCTTGTCCATGAGTTCTGGTAGGAATCCACGAACATCCTTGCGGTACATGGCACCGTTGGCACACACCGCATTATCCTTATACAACTCGAAATTTATTTCTTCCTTAAGGATTCTATCAACCGTAGCTGTGGGATGTCTCTCGTCCAAGAGTGTTTCTGGCGAGATATTGTACTGCATAATAAGGTGAGGGTAGAGACTATTAAGGTCAAAACTAACAACCCAATCATACTTTCCTGGAATCGGTTCCTTGACATAAGCACCTGCGTACTTTTCGTTCTTGTCAGACCTAATCTTAGGAGGGATAACAATATTCCGCTTCTTCAGATCGTTGTAGATGATGTTATCCCACATGCGAACTTGGTAGAACACATCTGCATAGTTGACCTTAGCATCATAAGCCATAGTCAATGCAAGTTCAATCAACTTCATCTTATCTTCCAATCTATCGACGAGTTCTACGTCAACGATGTTATATTCAATAAACTTCTGCCAACCTTTGGTATAGAAATCTTTAAAAGTATCAAACTCAGAGTGATCAAGTTTCTTTTGACCTAACTCAACCTCAGCTATATAGTCCAAGCGATAAGATTCTTGTGCCTTGTATGTAAATTTCTTGTACAAATCAAGATAATCTAATTGAGTCAGTCCGCCTACGTCAAAGACAATCTGCTTTCTACCCTGAACATAAATCTCCCCTTCAGTTACAAGACCCCAGTTGGAGAAACGCTTCATCAACTTCTCTCCAAGCACTCTGTTGAGACGCTTGCAGATGTATGGGATATCGAACATTTGAATGTTCCAACCAGTCACCACATCAGGAACATCCTGCATCCAGTAATTGATGAAGTGATTCAGAAGTTCATGCTCAGTGTGGCAATGATGATAGGTTACATTCTCCTGCTTGTTAGCAAAAGGTTTTACACCCCAAGTAATAATTTTCTTGGTGGTATAGTCCTGAATAGTAATCGCAAGAATCTCTTCCTGAGCAGATTCAACATCAGGGAATCCATACTCAGCAGTAGTCTCAATATCAAGAGTTACCAGTTTGATCTGACTGATATCAAACTTGATCTCGTCCTCAGGATACTTCTCTGAAATGTATTGATAGATGTATCGATCATTTCCATAGATCTCAAATCCATCAACCTCATCATACTTTTTGTAGAACTCGCGACAATCCCTGACAGTACCAGGATGCACTTCATCTACATTGTCTCCACTTAATGTTCTATACTTGGTTTTCTTCTTTGATTTTACATAAAGAGTGGGGAAGAACTCATCCCTAAACTCAAATCTATTTCCATTCTCAACTCCACGAACCAAAAATTGATTGCCAATTAATTGAACATTAGTGTAAAACTTCATTCGTCATCATCATTAAAAAAGGAACCAAACATACCGTTAGATCCAGGTTCTCTATTATCGAGCATATCCATGATTTCGTCAAACTTTTTGCATTGCTCCAATCCATGAAGCAAGTCTGCTAGTTGTTTGACAACCATGGGTTTTTCATTTACTGCAGCAGACTTGATTGCGGCACGAATGTGTGATTCTGCATCACATAAATGATCAAGTGTTTGTTTAGATAGTGCCATTACTTAGTCAGGTCCTCGTATTTTTCGATTAGTGTTGGAGTGGGTTCTGCAAGAGTCAGAATCTTGTCAGAACTGATCATGAATTCTTCATCCCGTGTGACAGTCATCATCCATGATTCTAACATTCCATCACTAGTTAGGGCAAAAGGTTTAGTCAGTTTACAGTCTGGTTCTCCAGGAATTGCTGCTGGAACCTCATCAATCTGACTCACCAGGATCTGGTTGTTCGTCAGCAGAATCGCTTTGATCGTCTTGTCCATAACTTAGAACATCCTCAATGTACATTTTTTCCAATTGTTTGACTGGAGTAACCATAGTTACCAACCAATCGGAGGGAATTGGAATAACCTCTTCCTCAGCAAGAGCAATCCAAGGAATTAGAGAAACTTCAAATCCTGCCTTGACCTTTGCTTCATTTTTTTCAATCAGTCCAGGATTTTTCATATTCACCAAACATGGTCTGCGAAGAAAATAACCAATTACTTTCTGCTCATCTTCTTCACCGACAGCCATTTCACTAATATCCGAAATCATTTCCTCTCCAGATTTCAGAATCAACAGTTTAATTGTCATTTACCAACTCCGTAATCAGGTGCTTTCAGTTCCAGTTCTCGAATGTCTGCATGAAGACGTTCGGTTGCATTTCTCTTTTCAGTTTCACGCAACGCTTTCAATGCTGCTTCTGTTTCGGGTGTTTCTTCCCATTCCCAAGTTTCACCCTTACTACTTACAAATTGCTTTTTAGTCATAAGATTTGTATTTTCCTCTATTCTATCAACAAAAAAAGGAGGAGTCAACCTGGATTTTGCCAGGTGCTCCTCGCGGCGACGATATTCAGTTCTATTTAGAACCAATCCTTACGCTTGTGATATTCTGGAACAATTCTTCCAAGAACTACTGTTAGGAGCCCATCCTCAAATTCAACTGATCTAACTTCCGTCTCATCACTGAGGGTCCAAGATCTGGTGAAAGATCGTTGAGCCATTCCTCGATGGATGTAGTTTGTTCCTGTTTCTTTGTCTTCCTTCTGTCCTTCGATGAAGAGTTTTCCGTCCTGTGTGTAGACATTTACTTCTGCTTTTCTGAAACCTGCGAGTGCTAATTCAAGTCTTGATTCTACGTTGCTGACTTGAACCAAATTGTAAGGGGGGTAATTCGACGTTGTTTCGTGTAAGTCGAACACTCTATTTAGGTACTCATTCATCCCAATACTATTTTTAGAGATCTTATCCAATAGCTCAGGAAGATCTGACGCTGTAAAGCGTGTGAGGTTAGTCATTGTACTACTCCTTTTTAAAGCGAGATTAGATTGTATGGACCCCGAAGGCATCCGATATATTTATAGCATAGCACAAAAAAAGGAGATACGGTAGTAACCGCACCTCCTTATGGGGGTTTCCGACTTTTGAAGCGACCGCACGAAGATCGCACGTTTATTTATTCGGTTTCCTGGGTCTTTCCTTTCTTACCGATATTATATTTTTGCTCCAGAACCCAGTCAGACTTATCCTTATATGCAAGAACTTTAATCTGGTTTAGAGGAGCAATGTCCATAACAGAGTCTTCTTTGACAATTGTAATGAGTCCCCAGTCGGCCAGAAGTCTGGTAATACGATTACGTCTCTGTACGTCATTCACAGTCAGATTGGCGTGTTTGCCATCCAGGGCAAACAGTTCCTTAAAGTGAACGATGAAATATCTTCCCTGCTTGTGCAGGATGTGACAGGACTGATAGAGTTTCTTCTCTTTGCGGGATGCTACTCCGATGCGTGTCAATGTCTCTCTTACTTTTAGAAAATCGTCTGGTTCATTCAAAAGAACTTCCACCATCTGATCTTGAGACCAATCCACCGTAGGTTCTACAGTATTAGTCATTTCATGCCTCCAATATCAAGTCGTTGTTTAATAAAGTTAATTTGTTCTTTAGTAAGAATTTTCAGAGCTTGGGATGCCTTATCATTACTATAACCATAGTATTGTTTGACACATTCTAAATCTTGGACTTTATCCTTTCGGAGCCAAGGAGAGAATCTCTTTCTTTTCCTCAAAGTATTTAGATAAAATGAATATTGCATATCTTTATCAAGGAAGTTATACTTGTTCATTTCATTAGCGAACATCACACAATCAAGATGACCTGATAGGCAACGATTGATAATGTATGGAGGATAGTCCTTTGTGTGTTCTGACAGATCTTCCTTGTTGAAGTTAATTGAGTTCAACCAATCTTTGAGTTCCATTATCTAATAATCTCCAAATCTGTTCCTTGTTTCCAAACTTCGAGTTCTGTTCTAAGTCTATCGGTGGACTTAAGTTTTTCATATCTCTTGGTTGCTTTCTTCTTCCACCAAGTAATTGCCTCGTCCATAGTGTGCTCAAACTTACCGAAGTAGTATCTCTTCTTTTCAGTTAGAGACTTAGCATGTTCAATACAATCATTGAACTCTTTGAGTTTCTCTTCGTCCTTCAAAGACTTACGGATGATAGAAATCATCTTGGTTTGAATCTTGAGTTTCTTGGAAGACTTGTCTGCAGGGATCAAGCGTTCGCCACCATTACGCTCGTTAAACCACCAGAAGAAGTCCCTAAACTCATCATCATGGAAGAGGGGTAGGAAGTTGCTCTCCGTGTCTCCTATGTGCCTCAGGAAGGGTTTGAGTCCATCATACATGGACACACCTTTGGTAGTTCCGTAGAGAGAGGTAGTCTCAAAGTACTTGAGGTCTGTACCATACTTCTCGTCAAACTGCTGTTTGAGTTCCTTAGAACATGCTAAGAGGGCAAGAAGTTTTCCGCCCAGGTAATTGAACCCGAAAGGTTGAGTAGGAACAATGTTAAACCCCATGACAAAATGAGCATTAATGTCAGAAAGAGGAAGGACTTTACCAAAGTATTCATTTCTGGGTTTGCTATTAATAGTCGGAGAACCAAAGCGAACAACACCAACAATCTGATTAGTGTTCGTCTCAACCACAATCCACTTATGTGTTCTGCCAGGAATTGCTTCCTCAATGGCATTAGACGCTGTAAGGTTCAGGGTCTCAGAATACAACCACTGATTATATCTTGAGGTTGTCTTTGGATTAGTATCAACAACATGAACCTCAAAGTTCATGTCATTGGGTTTCATATCAAAAGAGTCAAAGAACTCCGTGTCAGCATCAAACAAAGATCCAGACCTTTCGCTAACACGGTCTTTCTTCACAAAACGAAGATAGTCATCAATACGATTGAACTGAATGTAGTAATCAATAAATTTATTAGCAGCGTAAACTGCATCACCCTCAGTCAGTATCATACAATAAGTTTCTTGCTTGGCGTTTGAATAGTAGAGAACATCTGAGTATAGTTTTCTACAATCTCATCTTGAGTCTCTGAAATATAGACGATATACTTTCGGGCAATGTCAAGATCTACATTCTTTCCAGAAATAAGAGGTGCCCATGGAGCAAATCCCATCTGACCATCTCTGGTCGGAACAGCAACGATAGGATTACATACAGTGATGGTTTCATCACCTTCTTTCACAAGGTCAGCGACGACATCTTCGCCAGACCACATACGAATAACTTTAACGTTCATAATCAAAAGTAATTGTTTTTTGGTTGTTCTACGTGGAGCAGAACTCCATCAACTTTATCAATCAAGTCTAGCATACTTCCATGCATAAGACGGTATCCATATCCAACATATAGTTGTCCAAAGAATACTGTAAGTGCCATGAAACTCCAGAAGTAGTAATAAGTTCTGGATTTCTTTTGTCTGGGGGTTGGTTTAGTCATTAGTCAATTTCTCAATGTACTGGTAAATCAGACTCCAGCCGAATTCATAGGTGTCCCCATTTTCATCTTGGAGAAAGAATGGAATATCGGGGTGCCAATATTTAGCACGATAATAATGATTGATTACATTGTAGTCATCATCTACACACCGTTCGTGCTCTAATTGTTCTTCGCTTAGGTTTGAATTTTGCATCTTTTATTTCTTTCCTCCACTTTGATACGATTTCAGCAACTGTTCCATGTAGGATAGTACCTCCTTTGAATTCATTACAATGATTACATGCAATCACAATATTTCTTTTATCAAAACACAACTCAGGAAAAGCAAAGACTGGGTTCACATGTTCTAAAACAAAATACCTCTCAGAAGTATTTTCACCATACCACCCACAATAGGCACATTTGATTAACACACCACCTTCTTTGGGGTGAGGTGGTTCTGGACATCCTGCCTCTATCCAAGACTCCGTGTCCATCCAATGATAATCAAGTTCCATATGATAAAGATCCGTCCAGAGTTTATCCTTGAAGATCTTCCATGCTTGAGTTCGGCACAGTTGCGCTGAGTTCATTGTGTGAAGTTCACTTGAATTCGCATTCTACCATAATCTCTGTGAGACAGGCAAGCATGTTGATTTCCTGATCTGCTACAAACGCCCCCTGGTATTGATACTTAGCAAGAACGAGGACAGCAGCAGGAATAGAACCAGGTACAAGGGATTCGTAGCAAGCGTCATAAATGCGACGAAGAAGTAGATTATAATCATTATCCAGATTATTAACGATCCACTTACGTACTTCAGGAAAGTCTTTCTCTTTAAGTTTTTTAACCAAGTCATTTACTTTTACATCCGAAAAATGCGCGAGGATTCCTGAGTCAATTTGCCCCCCTGCTGAATACCTTTGGCATTCGTTGAGGACTCTCCTCCAATCGGGAAAATGTTTGTTAATGAGTTCGACAAGAACCTTCGGCTCGTATCTAATATTCTCCTTATCCAGGATGGTCTGTATTCGTTTGAAGAATTGCGAGGCAATGAGAGGTTTTTGCTTTCCTCCAATTGAAAATTCAATGACGGCACAACGGGAATGGAGGGGTTCGATAATTTTA